TCTGCATGGTGACAACTTCGGTCAGCCCGAGAAGTTTGGAATAGCCAACGGGCCCGGTGATGATGGCGCAATCGGACGGGTTGACGCCGTATTTCCCAAGTTTCACGCGCAAGGCGCGGATGTTGGCAAGGGAGAACGTCGCCATGTCCAGCTTGTAGGTTGCTCCGCCGTCGTTAGCGGCCGCCCGTAAGCCGAGAGCAACACGTCGGCGATGATCGGTCGATCCGGCACCGATGTCGCTATCCTCATGCGTTCCTGCACTGTCGCCGTTAAGAATAAAGTCCTCACGGCCATCCGCAATCGCACGAGAGATCATCCGCACAAGCCAGGGCAGAATGGGAACAATCGAATCCTCGTCCACTTCCGCCGATGCGAGCACGCGTGCGGCGTGTCCGACAGCGGTCAACGTGCTATTCCCAATGTTGGAACCGTCGCCAACTGGGATTTTCGTTTGGCCAGTGTCGGCGGTTTGTTCCGGCTGTTTGTATGTGTTAATTGCCGCCAAGGTCACAGGCAATTTGTATGGGTTGGACGGCATAACGATTGTTCTGAACAACGACGGAACTCGTGTTTCCAGCTGAACCATATCAAACAGTTCGCTGGAAAAGTTCGTAGGCACCCAGTCGCCACCCTGCGCACCCGTTGCGGTGTCCAAGGCTTTCTTGAACTCCCTTGCCTGGCGAGACCATTGGCCCCACATTTTCAAGTTTTGAATGGGAGTTTTAAGCAGTGTTGACGCAACGAACATTTCGTCCGTTTTCGCCCGCAACTCTTTAGGCATCGACGCCAGAATTTCGGCTTCTTTGCGTTCCGCCACGGGGGCTTCAGTCGAAAACTCAACGCTTCGAGGCGTCGGGTTCGGGGCCTTGGCAACCAGGTCTTTGATCCCTTCCATGATCTTTTCGGGGAGGGCTTGATTCTTTTCGTTCACACTTTTAACTGCGTCGGCCAACTCACGGACCGACTTAACGACTTCATCCATCTGGTTAGACATTTTATTTCCGCGTCCTGTAGCGGGCGTTACCCCGCGCCGGGCTATCCGGCGGACGGACACTGCAAACCTTTACTTGTATCCCAACGCCTTCGAGATGTTCGTGACAGTCTTTTGCACGAATGCGTCCGAATCCGGGTTAAGATCGGCAACGATAGACGCCAACTCTTTGACAACCCCGTGCAATTTTGAAATGTCCTCGGGCGATACCTGGTTGTTCTCAACGATGATTTCATTGAGCAAAGACGTCGCCGTGCCTACCAAAGACAATTTCGAGGTATCAAGCGGCTTGCCCTTAACCACTCTGGCCAGTGTAATCAACTGTTCCAGGGACTTTTCAAGCCGCTGTTCCGGGGCAACTTCCTCTTTCTCAAGCTCCGGGACACCAACCAGGAAAGTTTCCCCGTCCGCGCCCTTCGTTACGGCCTTGTCCCCAAGGCATTTGATCGCCATTTCCGCCACGTCGCGTGAGATAACGGCCCCAGGATTCGCCGGCACGGACACCGCCGAAAACTCCAACAACTCCGCCGACGTCCACACGATCCCTTTTTGATTCTGCCCGGGTACTGGCTCTTGAACGTGGCTCTTAGGGATGAACCCAACCGAGAACGCATTCAGGAACCCGCGTTCGTATAGGCCAAATATCTCCGCCCCGCGCTCCGATTCCGTGTCAAACTCGGCCACGGCCACCAATCCGTTGGCGTCCTCTTTGATTTCAATCGCCCGGCCGATAGGTGGGCTCTTCTGGTCATGCGCCCATAGTATCACCGGGTTTTTCTGGTAGTTCCCCAAATCCCACGCTCCGGGCGCAAATTTCTCTAATGTCCGATCCCATTCATAGGTCGAGACGTGAGCCGTGACCGTCTTTTTTTCGCCGTCCACGCTTTTGGCGTAGGCGAGCTTTGCTTTCTTTTCCATTTTCGCTTCCTCCTAATTTATAGCCCAGGCCGTCGCCATAGTTTTCGGCCTGTGCTGGTGGCAATATGCCCGCCCTGAAATATTGAAAAGCCCTTGCGTTTGGGCGCACTGACAACAATGATCGAACCCCATCTTGTCCAGGTATGCCATTGTCGCTGTTACCGCCACGCTGTTGGCCGACGCCGTGACCTCTTTGGCCAACGCCCCGGGCGCGATGGCTTTTGCAAACCGGATTAAATAAATGGCGAACGTTTCCTTAATCATCGAACGTCGCCACAACGTTGCAACGACAATTAATGATCGCACCCGGCCCGCCGTTCGGGTCTCCCGGGAACATGAGAGTCTCACCGTCCGGCGTTACGAAAGACTCGTCTTTTTTAATCGTCTTTCCATCCATGAAGGCATGGACGTCCCGCACTCTGTCGTCCCGGCTCGTCACCCACGTTTTGTATGGCGCGGACGATTCCTTGATCGCTTGCATAGCCCCGGCGTTTGCCGCACCGACCGTTTCCGTCCGCGCGATGCGCTCCGCCCGGGACTCAACCGCGAAATCGTATGTCTCCAAAATCCGCTCACGGATCTGGTCAATCGTTTCGGACTGGGAGAGCCCGGTAGATACCGCGTCCCGGATGCTCTCAACCACCGCGTCCGTCAGCTGTTCTTGGGTGAACCTTGTCACGTCCTGTTGGAGCTTTAAGACCTTGCTGGCAATCCATTGTCCTGCCGCCCGCTCGTCGACGGAGAATGAAATGCCGGGGGTCAAACGGTTAGCCATGTCAACCGCAAAATCAAAGTAGGCCTTCCTGATTTTTCGATCAACAACCCGTCCAAATAAGTCCCGCTCTTTCTCAAAGTTGAAGAATGAACCAGCCATATCCTCTGGCGATTTGACAGACTTCCCATCCTTCGGCACAAGTTTCTCTGCCATGTCGTCGAATTTATCAAGGACGCGCTTTTTCTGCGCCCGGAAATAGGATCGCAAAACACCGGTAAACGCCTGTTCGTGTGGTACAAGTGCGCGGTCAAACCTCTTCCATACCATGTCCAAGTCCTGGTTTGTGCCCATGGCCTTCTTTCCCTCTTCGCCGTCCTTTGTTTCGTCCTCGTCGTCGGTCTGGCTGTCCGCTTCTTCGTCCGTTGGCCCCGGCTCCGGCTTTGGCTTCTCTTTCGGTTCGATCTTTGAGGCATCGAACGGGAGGTCAAGGGCCTTGATAACCTGGTCAAGCGGGATTCCAATGTTCACGTAGGTCTGTGCCACAGACGCCCGCGCCTGCTCGTCCGCTCGTAACGCCTCAACTGTCGAAAGGTCGGCCTGGATGATGGTTTTGTCGTCCCCTGTTATCTGCGCGGCCCGGAGTGTTAAGACGGACTCGAATTTGCGGATTTCCGGGATCATCGTTTGAGTCCAGAACGTTTTCGTCTGCTCTTTCATGTTGGAATAGTTGGCCTGGTCAAGAATCCCGACCATCGATTGAGGAACACCAAACGCGGCCAAAATCTCTTCCCTCAACATTTTGCGGAGGTTTACAAAATCCATATCCTTGTGGAGTCGGTTGATCTCCTGGTATTTCATCCCGGAAAGGATCGCCACCTTTCCACGGTTTTTCGGGCCTCCGTACGACTTCTTCCACGCTTCTGCCACCTTCTTTTGGGCCTCGGGAGAAATGGGGGCGTCGGACTGTAGAATGGCGTCCGGTCTCCCGTTGTTTCCGAAGAAATAGCGGTTCCACCCATCGGCCAACATGTCAGCGGTGACAGCATTTTTCACCGCCGTAAGGCTCCCTTGACCGTACTGAAGATTCGTCGGCGTCGCCTCACGAACGTGTATGACCTGCTCAACTGGGAAAGACTTAGTGTGCCCGTTGACGTTGTAGACGTAACCAGCGATGAGATTTTTGGCGTCCGGCTTGACTGTCACCTTGTGGGGTTGGAGAGGCCAAATCTCCGTTGGCGTTCTTGACCCAGCCGGATCGCAAATGATGAAGGCGTTCCCAGTCAGCTTGGACGACAACGAGACCAACCGTTTTAACTCCATGCCGGACATAGCCGGGTTTGGTCTGTTGAGGAGTTTACGGAACGGGTGTTTTTCGTTGATCTCCCAGGCCCCTTCGGACTTCGGAAGGTAAGGGATAAATTCGATCATGGAGAAAGCGTTGGCGATCAGGTTCGCGCAAGAATAGACCCACGTATGAAGGCCAAACGCATCAATAAGATCGGCGAACGGCTCCGGATGTTCGACGCCAAGCGTGTCGCTGTATGCCCCCGCCTCAATTTCGAGCTTCTGGACGGGAAATTCTTTCTTTACAAACTGATTTGATTCTTTAGTTTTGGTCAATGTAGACCCCTATGTTCTCGTCTGTTACCGTCGCAAAAGCCAAAGCAAGTGAATCAGCCCTGTCCGGGCTGTTGGAATGGTCTTTTTTGGCGACCTTCAGTTGTCCCTTGCTGGTCGGCTTGTCTTTCTTTATGGAGACAAGCTGGCTAAAAAGCTCCTCACTGTCTTGGATGGCGGAAAGGTCTATTTCGTTGTCCTTGAACCTGTCGGCCAACCCGTAGAAAATCTCGTCCCGCTTGTTTTCAAACTTGAACGGGTCATTCGATTTTTCGGCGACGTTGACGCCGTAGACGTCCGCCTTGATAATCCCTTCCCCGTTTAACTCTTTGAGCCGTGACGTCACCCCGGCACCGATCCCAATCGGGTCAACCTTGAGGACGTCAACCTTCCATTCGTTGCAAAGCTGGACGACGCGCCCGCAAGTACCCATGGTGTCAACGTTTGACCACCACACCTGGGTCAAAACCTTCCCGCCGCGTTTGACGGTAAACACGGATTCGTCACCGCCACCGTCGGCGACGTCCAGACCCGCTTCGATCTTCGCATCGTGCGGGACTTCCAGGACGTTCGTTTTCGCTCTGTCCACCCACGCTATTTGGATGAGTGAATCCCCCGCGCCTTCCGGGAACTCTCCCATCACGCGGGACACGTAAAGGGGCGAATCTTTACCCCACCTCCGGGCCTTGTCCTCAACCCATTCACGCGTTACCATTCCGGCAATGACCTCTTTCCCGCTCGTTACGTTAGGGTGTTCGAGGCATGAGATTGTGATTTTGTGCCACGCGGGGCTCTTAAAGGCGTCGTAAAATGCGCCCGTAGGGGTGAGCGGGTTGCCAACCATCACCATTCGGCAATCCTCACCGGAAATGGCACCTTCCAGGCTCTCCACGATGTCCGGCGCGACGCCCGAGGCCTCGTCGATGATGACCATGGCCCGCTTGGCGTGGAACCCCTGGACGTTCGTCGGTTCATCCGTGCTGAACCCAAGGGCGTACCAGTCTTCGTCTATTTTTAGGCTTGTCATGTCCAGCTGGCCACCGAGCGGGACGCGGGCGTAACGGTGGGCCTTTCTGATTTCGCCCCAAAGAAGGGTTTTTACCTGTCGGTTGGTCGATGCGGTCGTGATGACGATGGAATGGGGCTTTGAATAGAGGAACCAGAGAGCAAGGCGGGCGATGGAATAAGTTTTCCCAAGGTTATACCCGGCCTTGATGGCGACGCGCCGATGGTCTTTGACCGCCTTAAAAATTTCTTCCTGACGATGCCAAAGGGCACCTCCGCCAAGTATTTCTCTTTGAAAAAATAATGGGTCGGTGGCAATCTTGGCGGCGAATCGTGCCTCTTTCGTCGGAGCGTTAGTCGGCATTCTTGGCCACAAGCTCGGCGATGGTGATCGGCCCGCCGTCTTTTCCCGTCAACTCAAGAGCCGCGCGGGCGTTAAACTCTCCGTGGGTTTTCCGTTCCAAATACCACTTGGCGTTTTCCGGGTCGGAGAGTGACTGCACGACGGTATTCCTGGCTTTCAAGACGGGCTTTTCCTTCAATAATGCCTTCCACTCGGCAAATTCGGGGTGACGGTTTTGGTAGTTGTAAAGGGCATCCATGCAAATATCGGCGTAAAGGCAGGCTTCCTTGTCGGAGCACCCCATACCAAAAGCCTGTTCAAGTTTGGCCAGAACTTCCGGCGTCACAACCGTCGGGCGTCCCATCTTCAGCCTTTCTTCCGGTCGTTTCCTCGGCGTTGTCATTTCTCAAACCCGGAGGACTGAATGAGTGTCCCCAAAGAAAGCTTTTGAATTTCGTCTTGGAGCTTAAGGGACTTTTCAGAAACGGCGTTAAGTTGACAGACGATTTTTTTAATATCGTCATCGGCGGGTGACGTAGGCCAAACGTTCCGCCAAACTCCGATGGAAAAGACGCCGAGGATAGAAACAATGGCGAACGGTGAACCGAGAAAGGCAAGAACGGA